CACATAGGCGTTGTTATAGTCGCTATCTGCGGTGGGGTAGAACCACCAAATTTCGTTCCACTGCTCGTTGGTCCCGCATATTACCTGCTCGGCCTGCTGGAGGTTGAAGTCATTGAATACGTGGTTACGCAAGGTGCAGGGCAGCGTCTCGACGCGACCGGTATAGGCATAGAACTTGTCCTGCCCCATCCAGTATGTGGTGTTAGCCGCCGTAGCCATCGACCGTGGCGACATAATGGAGATATTATCCGCATACTCCTGCAGCCCGAATACGTCGGTCGTGCCAAGAAACTGCAGTGTGTACAGGTGGCTGTCTGTCCAGACTATGATTTCCTGCCGTGTAGGCAGAGCGCGTATGATACGTGAGCCGCGAGAAACACGTATGTCGCCTGCAGAATTAGTCTGTGAAGGCGTCCAGTCACCCGGCGTGTCTTGGTCAGCCCAGCGTATAAGCATGGGGTCAAAATCATCAGGGTCTACCGAACCGAAAGGCACCGCGCCAAATGCAATCAAGTGCCTGTCTTGCTGTGATACCAGCAACTGCATAATTTTAACAGGGACCGACGCAGCTGTGAACCCTTGCGTAGTAGCGTAAGCTGATAAACTAATAGCACGAGTATTTAGCGCGTTTGTCGGGTCGTCTGTAAGTCCACGCGTCCACCAGTAACCCTCGCCGTTGCGGAAGTTCATTACAAGGTCGTTGTCGAAGTTATCAAACCACCAGTCGCGCTGTTGCAGCGCTATCGGATACGCAGAGCCAGTGCCCCATGTACCACGACCCCAAGTGCCTGTACCCCAGCCATAACCAAATACGCTGATAGGAAAACCGGGGCTAAGTTCGAACGCAAGGTCGATGGCTGTACCACCCGAGCCGGTTACGGTAGATGTCGCACTTGTGCTAACAGTGTAGGTGAATATAAATGGGTCTACGACGGTAATTGGGTAATTGCCGTTAATCTCAGTGATTGGAATACCACCGATATTGGATGGTGAGCCGGAACCCGTAACCCCAGAAATAGTTACATAATCCCCCGTCTGCGCGCCATGGGCAACTGCGCCTAAGTTCACTGTGACCTTAGCTTGGCCGTTAGTGGTGTTTATGCAGTTGTCTGTGTCCGGTGAGTCTAGCACCGGGTCAATAGCGCGCAGCGGGGTTATGTCGTAGTAGTTACCTGCGATTTCGATGTAGACTTTTACGTCCGTGCCCATCGCAAGCATATCATCAGAGTAAGAAGTAACCCAGTTTAGCATCTGCCTGCAATAGCCGATGAATGGGTCAGGCGCGGATTTTAGCCAGCCGCCAAGCTTCTCGGGGTAACCGGAACGGAAGCGTATTTTATCACACTCCCTCCAGCCGCCTTCGTTAGAATAGTCGGTCTGGTCCCGGTTAACACCCGGCTTAAACTGAAGCTTGATGAAGGACACTTAGCCCCCTTCTACATCATCCTGCGGAGCGCCTACTTGAGCTTCCGCCTGTTCCTTGATTTTCACTACAAGAGGCCATGCACCTGAAGACGTCGGCAGGTTGCCAAGCGTCTGCAATACGGCGTTAACTTCTTCTACGTGTAGCTTGATTTCGATTTCCATTATTCACTCCATGGTAACGGGGGTGTGACAACAGGAGGATTGATTTGGTTTGCAATCTGCTGGGCCACGTTTGCTTCATAGCTTGCAACTTGCTCTTCGCCAAGTGCATCTTGCACCCAGCCAATGACCTGCGCTTCGGTGAGGTCTGCATATGGTGTGAACGTCGCACCTGCGTCGAGTGTGACGCCGACCGAGCCATATACGCTGCCGTTGTACGTGCCGTCTGTTCCATTAAGGGTCCAGTGTACGGTGAATACTACGTCGGTATCGCCGTCCAGTTCTGGGTAGCAATCCATCTGAACTACGGACCATGTGTTAGTGATAGGCATGTCTTAGTTTCCTTCTAGTTGTGCCACGCGGGCGCGGAGCGATTGAATTTCCTTGACCAGCATCGGGACCAGTTTCGAGTAGTCCACACCCATCATATCGTCTGGGTCTGCTGGTTGACTGACTGCCTCTGGTGCAACGGTGACAAGTTCTTGCGCCACGAAGCCGTAGCGTTGATGCGTGCCGTCAGCCTTCCAATCAAACTTCCGTACTTGAAGCGCGTCAATCAGGCTGGCGGCGTCATCCGCGTCAGTGATGTTATCTTTTAGGCGAACGTCAGAGGATGTGTTGTAAAGAACTCCCGTTGTGCCGTCTTGCGTGATGGAGCCGATGTTGCCGCCATTAAACGCAAAATACAGGTAGCCTGTACCAGACGCAGTTCCAGTTACATGGCCAATTCCGGCGTTCGACGCGCCGGACGCAGGTAAGAAGGTAATGCCGGTGGTCGGGTTAGATAACGCAGCCGTCGTCCCCACCAGCAAGTTGCCGCTGCTGTCGATGCGCATACGTTCTGTGAAGCTGATGGTAGACCCGGATGACCCACCAGCGGCGTTGAACCACTTATGGACGTTTCCGTCAACCCAATACTGACCGGCGGTGTCGCTGTTATTATATATCCAGTTGGTTCCGTTATAGTAGCCGTTTGACCCAAGAATGGCCTGAGAAACTGTAGTGTTAGCAAATAACCCAGCGCCCTGACCGGCAATCTGAAGCGCCCTATACCCAGAACTCCAAGCACTAGGGGTAGAATTAATCCCGACGTTACCGCTGGCGTCGATGCGCATACGTTCTACAGAGTTAGTGGCAAACGCAATAGGTGTTACTGTGCTGGTGGAGATAAGCGCCCGTTTGTCGGCGCTAGCCGAACCAGTTATCTGTAGGAATAAGTTGCTGTCAACAGCGTTTGTCAACGATAACCCACTCTCAAATCCTGATGTCCCCGTAGTTTCTTGGATTTGCAGCTTCGTTGCTGGAGCAGTCGTACCAATCCCGACGTTGCCCGCGCTGGTTATGCGCATGGCTTCTGAGCCGCTGCCAACTACAAAAGTCAAGATACCTGTATTCACCCCTGATGTGCCGGGGACATACCCAAGTCGGACGTTGTTGCTTGCTGGAACAAAGTCAAACAAGCCACCCTTTGTATCAAGCGTAAACCCTGCGCTAGAATTGGTGTGTACACGAATGGCTCCCGCGACACTTAGCTTTTCAGCAGGGGTGGTCGTACCAATCCCGACGTTGCCGTTCGTACCGTCGATGCGAACGCGCTCACCGGCACCGGGGGTGGCGTTATTCCCAGTGTGTATCGAGACAGCCCCAGAGGAACCGGGCCAGAAAGTAATGCCGCCGCGATATGGGTTTGCGGTGCCCGGAGCGGGCGAGCCGTAGATACCAGTGCGGTCTGCCGCTGCGTCTGCGCTGTTTGAGAGCAAGGCAACTGAAGCGTAATCACCTGAGTTGCTTTGAGATACATGCAACCTTGTGACCGGCGCACTCGTACCAATCCCGACGTTGAGGTCAGCAGTGATACGCATCACGGAGGTTAGCGTGTCAGCAAGCATATTTTGGTTTACAAGAAACTCAAGCCCACCGCTTGCTGCAAAACTTCCGCTCTGGTCAAAGGAGCGAATTACCGCTGTGCGATTACTAGAAAACCCACGGAAATTAAGGTTTGTGTAGGCAGGAGAACCAGCTGAGCCAGTACCCCCTGAAATACCTACACCAGTATTAGTGCCGCTAACTGTTAGCTTATCCCCCGGCGAACTCGTACCAATCCCGACGTTGCCGCTGGTGTCAATCCGCATGCGTTCTAAGCCGTTTGTGCCCAGAGACATGGCCGCAGCAGTGACTGTCTGGATAAAGAGGCCACCCGTTTCTGCAAGCATAGTTGCCGTGCGAGTGCCGTTAAAGCCTAAATCAATACCACCATAGGTCGTGCCGTTGATTTGCAGCATCGACGTGCCGGAAGAATTGATGCCCACCGAACGAGTGTAAAAACGACCAAATACATCAGGTGTAGCCGTACCAATCCCGACGTTGCCGCTGCTATCGATGCGCATACGTTCGTTGTTGCCGTTTGTGTATACACGGAACCCATTTCCGGTATCGGCGTAAGCAGTAATATCTTGGGATGTGCTACCAAGCAAAGAGCCGATTGTGCCGAAATAACCTGCGGCAACTCCACCCGTTCTGATAGCAAGATTGCTTCCCCAAGCATTTGCGTTGGTGTTGTCAATAATCAATGCGGTCGTAGTAGCCGTTGATGTAATTCTGGCTGCACTGTTTGCTGTGGCCGCGACAGTAAGCCTTTCTCCCGGCGAAGCCGTACCAATCCCCAACCGGTCGTTGGTGTTATCCCAAAAGAAGTTAGCATTGTCCTGCGAATATACGCCAGAAGCGCCAGCAAAGACGACGGAGCCAGCGGTGAAGGCAGTGCCCGTTCCTGTGCCGCCATTAGCTACGCCAAGCGTACCAGCGAGAGTGATTGCGCCAGTCGTGGCTGTGTTAGGTGTGAGGCCAGTGGTGCCGCCGCTGAACGAAGTAACGCCAATCCCAGTGAGGGTAGCCCATGATGGAGCCGCGCCAGTGTTACCGACGAGAACCTGACCTGTGGTGCCTGCAGCTGTAGCAAGCAGAGCGGACGTAGTGTTGCCGTAAATGACGCCGTTGGCGGTGAATGTTGAAGCGCCTGTACCACCATCGGAGACCGCAAGGTCTGTGCCAAGCGTAAGCGAAGAGAGGTGAGTAACTGCGTCTACGACGTTAGTGGCATCGGTATATACCCACATAGTTTTGCCTGCGGGCACGGTGATACCGGTACCTGCTGCGGTCTTGACTACTACGCTATCCGCGCAGTCGTTCTTTACGATGTAGGGCTTTTCAATCGAAGGGACGATAAGGTTACGAGTAGAACCACCGGTCGTACCGGTGCAGCGCAAGCGCATATTACGCGCTGTCTGCGAAGTGTTCGTATCTGTAAGAGTAAGGGTAACATCTGCACTAGCAAACGTCACATCTGCCGAGCCTACAATGGCTTCCTCTAAGGCGGTCCCAAGGTTTAAGTTAGTGACGTCACCCCACGTGGTGTTATTCTCACCAGTGGCCATAAGTTGGATTTTGAGGGGGCTAAAAGTACTAGGCATCTCTGTTCCTTACGTCGGTATTTGCGTCCAAACTACTGTACTGCCATCAGCTATTTGCACCCAGCTATCCGCTTGTGCATCGTCTACAGCTTGCCAGTTCGGGGTCTGATTGTCGTTCACTGCCGTCCATACCCCCGCCTGCGCATCATCTACAGCCTGCCAGTCTGGTGTTTGGGTATCATTAATCTGGCTCCAAACCAAGGGGGTTGTGATTATTGCGGTGGCTTGTACACCAACAGGGAATACATTACAACCAGCTACTGTAGTAGCTGTGCCTACGGAACCGGTAGCGCTGACCCCTAATACGGGTACTCGGATAGAGTTAAGTACGTTAATAGTGCCAAGCGTTGCGACCCCTGCCACACCGGACAAGAAGACTGTACCCTTGGACTTAATTGCGACTGTGCCGATGGCACCGGTAGCGGCTACCCCAGTGGGGGTGGCATTAGCAGATGCGTTGGTTGTAACAGAGCCAACTGAGGCTACGGCGACTTCCCCGGTCTCAATTACGACACCAGCACCCATAACCTTTACGGGGCTAACTTGGCCCACACCCTCCACGCCGGAAGGGGAAATTACAGCTTTGGCAACAACAGAAGCCGTGCCAACGTCACCGGTAGCAGACACTCCGATAGCAGTGACATTAGAAGATGCGCTGACCTGCGCAGTGCCGGTAGCGCCTACGGCTTCTACACCAGTTGCAAGAATGTAGCTGTTGGCTACAACTGATACGGTGCCAACTTGCCCTGCGCCTTCTACACCAGAAGGAACTACATTAGCTGTGGCAGTTACGGCAACTGTGCCGATAGCGCCTTCGGCAGACACTCCGGTAGCAAATACGTTTGTTTGGAGCACGAAGGTGCAGGGGTCTACCGATGAACCCCAATCTCCACGCCCCCAAACACCCCACCCCCAACCGTAACCGTTAGAAGTTTCAGCATAGACGCCCGTAACTGTTACGGAGACGTCTGTCATGGTTATCCGCTAAGGTACTGCGATAGAACAGTAGCCAATGTACCTATAATAGCGAGTGCAGCTGCCAGTCTGGCTTTCCAACCGAGCGCGGGCTTTGGGTCTTCCATCGGCAAGATTTTACCTGCAGCTTTCTTAAGGAGTGCCTTCTCGGCTTCCCCCTTCAATGTGCTTTTCCAGTCCATCGTCGTTCTCCTTATAACCAAGCAGCATATTTCTTGGTCTTCAGTTTACGGTCGTCGAGGCCGTGTGTACCACCATTAATCCGCTTTGTCAGTGCAAGGATTGCGTTGTCACCTGTACCTTGGTCGCAGATACCCCACAGCTTGTTACGGTCGAAGAACCACAGCGCGCTTTCAAAGCACAGTTCGCCAGCCACAAGGTCTGGGTTGGTCATCACATCTGGGCGACCGATGTAGTCGGAGAACGCCTTGAAATTATTTTTGCCAGTGAGTTGGAGGGCACCCCTGCCCCGAAAAAGCCACCCTTCGCCTGATGCTTCGTCACCATTACCCATGCGGTTGGCATAGACGCGGTTAGCAATCTTCTGTGGCTGGCGCTCGTAGGCACGAGCCAGTGCATCTGTCGGGAAGTATTTACCGAATACACCACGCAGACCCTTAGCACTGTAGTTCAGGTTCTCGCTGAACGCCTTGAAGTTGCCCGACTCATGCGCCGTTTGAGCAAAGAAATGCGCAGCCCGATGAGGTGATAACTTATAGTAAGCCGCAGCCGCCTTAAGTGTACCCGGACCGAATGCGCCATCTGCGGTTACCCCAATCTTCTTCTGAAGTTCTATCATGCTCATTTGCCAGCACTCCGCCAGTCAGGAAAGTCATTTTCGTCAACCACGCCGTCACCATTAGCGTCGTAGCGCAGGTCGTTACGGTACTTTTCCCAAGGCTCCATGTCGTCGTCATCATCTGCATAAACGACACCAGTAGGAAGTGTGCGGTCAATCGCGTTCTCGTAGATAGGCTCTGGTGCAGGAGCAGGCGCTTCAGGCTCCGGTGCGACTTCTGGCTCAGGTGCAGGCGCTTCCGGCTCAGGCTCTTTATCACGCGCATTGGCATTGAGGCTCAGCCCACCCAGCAGACCGACAAACGCGCCGATAATTGTCTGGAACGCAGGGTTGACCATCTCAAGGATGGCGGTGCTGTCCACAACGTCGTTGGGCATGAACAGGCCGACGACAAGGGCCAGCACAACGACAAGGATAACTGCCGCCAGCGTGACGATTGCCACGCGCACAACAAACTCAACGGTATCGTTGATGCCGTCCTGCTTGCTTTCAAAACTATTCAGGAAGCTCATCTTCTTTATCCTTCTTCTTTTGCATAGCGCCGCTACCCTGCCCCGCCATAAGTCCCGCCAATGCCCCGACAATGAAAGTCGCTATGGGGTTAATCAGCTTAAAAAACTCCGCGTCGTTGGGGGACTGGCCCTCCATCGGCTGCGATACAAACACCAGCGAGTACAGCACGGTTGCAACGATGAACGTCAGCGTCAGCGATAAAACTATGCCGACGATGAACCGCAGCATTTCCTCCGGTGACCAGTCTTTAGTGGGCTTCATGCTCTTGCTCTTCACCGGTATTTATTAACCATTCAGTACAGTAGCCCATAGCGATACACTTGGGCTTCTTGCAGATTTCCTCCTGCCAGTTCTCAGGGTCTTGGCAGTCGTAACGGTAGCGGTCTTGACAACCTGTAAGCGCCACTAGTGCCAGCAATATAATACTTACCCGCACGATGTAACTCCCGACTTAAGCTACTACGCAATCCGAATGATTGCGGTGGTGTTTGTAGCTGTAGGAAATACGATGGTGAAATCGCCGTCTGTCGAGGTTTTGTCCGAACCAAAGTCCAGCGCGCACACAGCAGCATTCGTCAGCGTGGTGTTAGCATTGGAGTTAGCCGAAGGCGTGTTATTATAGATAAGCGCGCCACGTGCCGTGATTGTCGCATTTGCGAAAGTCAGGTCGGAAAAGTCCGTGAAACCTACGCCGGTAGATGCGTTATTGTTCGAAGTTACGACCCCAAGGCGCGTCAGCGTGCCACCACCAGCGGTGTAGTTAGTACCGGTGACTTCGTTAGACGCAGTATATGCAGTCGTGTTGGCGTCGATTGTAGCCGACGAAGTATAGAGCGCGAGCTTGAAGGTGTCGCCACCTGTTACGCGAAAGTCGTGTACAGCGAGCATAAGCTCAGCTTTGAAACTAGTGCACATTGCTTGGGTTATCGGCATATCATGGCCTCCTTATGTATCGAGTATTGAGGTAAGCTCTGGATACCCCGCCCGTTTGAACTTGCTAACCAGAGTTACGTTATGTGACCGCACGGCCTCGTGCATATAGTGCACAAGTACCTGACGGATGCTGTCTTTGAAGGCTTCAGCTTGGTCACGAATAGCCGGGTGCGCTTCACTACCTACGTAGATAATCTTATCTAGCGCACGCTCGGCAACTTCCTCAGGCGTGAAACCACGGCCTTCGGTTGTCATAACCATGACGTTGCCAATAGTTGCTGAAACTGCGTCGAACATTTAATATTCTCCTACACGACCGGATAGCGTGCTTGGCGAGTCCTGTAATTGTCCTCGCGGTTTTTACCTTCACCAAGCTGTTTGAGTAGTGCCATCGCTTCAGTGTAACGCTTCTGATATTCAGCGTTGATGTCCTGCTCACCCTTCATAAAGATGTACGCCTCAATGAGCGCGCCATAGAGCAGCGCGCTATCAAAGTTATCGCCCAGCCAGCTTGTGCCAGCGGTTACAATTGAAGGCGGGTAGTAGAAGTAGTGCAGTTCGACTGCATAGTTAGCGTCTGGCGTCGGCCCCAAGATGTACGAGTTCTCGTCAAAGTAGGCGTAGTGTGTAGGTATGCCTTCGTCGTCTGGGTTAGGAAACGACTGCCGGATAAAGCTGACGTCCTTGTTGAGCAAATACTCATACCGTCCGGTCGCGTCGATAACCGCCATAGAGAAGTTGGCCAGCCAGTCTGAAGGTACAGACAGATACTTGTTGCCCGACGTCATGGTACCCGTCACGTTCTTACGTAGGTCAAGCAGCTGCACCGTGTTAAAGATGCGCTGCTCAGCCTGTTCGATGAACGTGTTAATCTGTTCGGTAGACGTCAACGTCACCTGAGTGGTGCCGTCAGAGCCGGTCCACGAAGTGTTGGGGAAGTCGTTTTCGACGTACCCCTTGATTGTCTCGAACAGTTCTGAGTAGTTCATTAGCCCAGTTTCTTGCTGCTATGCGTACCTTTGGTAGCCGCACCCGTACCGCGAGTTTTCACAGTTTGCGTGTTAGCTACGTTGTTGGGATAGCCCGAATTGTTCTTCACAATCGGCACCGTCTTTGGTTTGTAGTCCATATCATTTACCCCGCGAAGATGACTTCTGGTTGGCGACTTTGGCAAGGTTACGACCCAGCGCCTTCATTTGCGCGTTGGTTTTGCCGCCCTTGGCCATCTTAGTCAGAGGCTTACCCTTGTGCATTGCGCGCTCGTGCTTGTGCACGGCCTTCGCTGCGGTAGCCTTGTCCTGCTTCAAATCTTTCTTATCCATCACTAATTCTCCGTCTCAATCGTTACGGTCCCTACTTGACCATTGCCTAATAGCGTATTTGGAAGCCCAAATAAACCCAAAGGATTATTTAGCCCTACCGGGGCCCACCCCCACTGGATTACACGGCTACCGTCACTTGGGTTGTTGTTCACGTTCAGACCTGCTTGGTTGTAGCTGTTGTCTGGGCGAGGGTCGCGTAGCGCCTGTGGGTCATCCACTGGGTACATACCCAACTGAAGCTGCGGCTGGTCCGGTTCCCAGCATGTGGGGCACACGAGAATGTTGACGTTCTTGGTCTTAATGACGAGCCGCTTGAGCTCCTTAAGCTTGTAGCGAAAGTTACAGCGGTCGCATTGAGCGATTGCCCATTTACCGGAAGCGAACCGATTAGGCACACGTCACCGGAAATACTGACGAGGTGCGATACGCAACGGCGCTTTCTCGCGGTCCTCATCAGCAGCCTGCTGCCAGAGTTCTTCGTACTGCATCTTTAGTCCGGGAGAACGCTCAAGCGCACCGGGTACCTTCAGGGATAAGTGATACGCGAGACCAGCCACCAGACAAGGGAGGAACCTAAACGGTATATCCTGCGTAGTAACGCCATCGCCAGCATCCTGTAAGCGGCGCAAGCGCCAATAGACAAAGGTGTAGAAGTTGTTTTGGTCTGGTGCGGGCCAGACGTTTATCTGTGGTTCTTTCACACCAGTAGCCGGATAGTCTGCACCTGACTGGCGGTTAATCCACACTTGGATAGGCCGACCCTGCGCGTTCTTATTTGGAATAGTCGAGTATGTGTCGATGCTAATACGGCTAATCGTGATGTCCGTCTGCTGCTCCCCGGTTTGGGTGCGCACAACGTGCTCAAGTAGGTCTATCGTATCTACAGGCAGGTCATAAACAATCTGCCCCTGAACAAGCGGAATAGAGCCTTGCTCAATGGTCCACAGGTTAATACCACGGTTAGCCCACTCAATAGTGAGCAGGTTGAGGCTGCGCCGCGCAGTGCGTAAGTCATAACCCGTACGAAGCTCAGCTCCGCAACGCTCGAAACTCTCCTCAATTAAATCATTAAGGTTAAGGTTGAAGCTAGAAGTCCCTGAAGTGGTCACATGAACTCCTCTTTTTTATAGGCGCGCTTTGCAGCTAAACCAGCGCGAGCCGCATCCATACCACGTTTTTTCGCACTTATACTAATATTCCTACGGTGCTCTTCGGTAAATACTTTACCCGTCTGTTTCCGCCTAAGTAGCTCTTTGTGTTCTGTGGTTAGAGGTTTACCCTTTTTGGCCTTAACCCTAGCTTCGTGGCATGCTGCAGATACTCCGCGCTTCTTTGCTGCCTCCGATAGCTTCGCCCTAGTTTCGGGGGTGGGATTACGTCCCCCATCACCACCCTCGGTACGGTTAACCAAACTTACGCCTGAGCGCCGGAGGCACTTAATAAGCCCTTGCTCTAATATGTATGCGGTTTTGTCGTTGGAACACTCAAGAGCGCCGTAGGATAAGTTTTCTTTGCCGTACTTGGCTACTACGTTTTTATGGTGGGGGTTACGCTCTCCAAAATACCGCACGCGCCTCCAAGCACCTTTTCCTACATAGAAAGGTGTACCATCAGGTTTGCAGTGGATATATGCAAAAGTACCCATTACCTAAATTTCGCTGCCTTCTTTGCTATCGCTTTCGGCTGCTTAACGAACTGCTTGCCCGCTTTTATGCCTGCGCGTTTCGCCTTACTTGTAGCAGAGTATTCCTGCGAACTCAAAGCCTCACGTGCTTTCTTGGGCAAGTAGCGCTCACCCGTGGCTTTTGGCCCCTGTGTAGACGGCTTTCCTGACTTAGTGCCCCAGTCTTCCTTAGTCCATTTTGACAAGGACTTCTGAGCTTCTGTCTTCGGGCCGCTATAACCGCCACCAGACTTCTTGTACCGCTGCGTAGCAAGCTGGGCTTTACGGGCGGACCATTGACCTGCGTTTCCACCCTTCGTGCCAGCCTTTACGCTGGCAACGATGCGCTTCCATTTAGGTTCGTCCGACCGTGCCATTACTTCTTCTTAAAGCCCTTCAGCAACTGTGCAAACCGCGCACGTTGGCCTAGCTTACCCGGAGCCTTAGCGGCCTTGGCAAGTTTACCGGCTGGGATTGGCTTGCCCTTCTTAGCACCAAGAGCCGAGCGCAACGCACCCGGCTTCTTAATAGCTTTTGATATGTCGAGTTTCGCCTCACCGCCCTTAGCCATACCTGTGGCCTTGGGCATCTTAGCTGGGTTCATAGCCCCCATACCCCGACAGGCACGCATTAGCAGGAGCCGCCTTTTTTCATCTTGACCATCGAAGTCTTGGTCTTGCCCTTAACAGCGCAACCGTCGATGGAGCCGCCCTTGGCAAACTTCATCATTGCACGGCCCTTGGTGTCAGCCGACTTCTTCTTCATCGCTGCGCCAAACTTGGTCGCTGCTTTACCGCCTTTAGCCATACCCGGCTTAGCGTTGCGCTTTGCCAGTTCCTTAAGAAACTCTTTACGCTCTGGGGTCAACGGCACAGTGTTTGCACCGCCAGTGATTGGCTCTTTCGGCATTGGCTTTTTCTTCATTGGCATTGGTTTTTTATTCATGGTAGTTTCCTTTCTAACTGTGCCACCCTTGGCGTTGTTATACCTACCAGACTCTACTGCGCGCCTGTAGTCTTGTATAGAAGCCCTAGAAGCACCGGGGGCTTCGGCTATAGCGCGCATCCTAGCTAGCGTAGGGTTCTGGCTATTAACTGGTTTGCCACGTTCCGCTGCAACCTTCAGGTCTACAAAAGCCTGCCTATTAAACGGAGTGACGGGTAGTGGTTTAGTCGGAGAGCCTGAGTTGCTTCCACCGCGTACATTGCGGAAGTTTGTTTTTGGCGCACTTGTTTTTGTATCCGAAACAGGTGGGGCTGCATCTTTATTTGTGCGCGGAGGGGCCGTTGGACGCCGTACAGGTGCTTTAGCCTTTGGTTTGCTTGCGCCGATAGAGCTGTCCATCTTGGGTGTGGGCAAGCTGTCTGTGATTTTAGTTGTCGCCGCTGGAGCTTCAGCAGTCACCGACTTTGCTGCGCCGTACTTGCGGGTCTTTGTCAGGTTGCTTTCTGCGGCTTTCTCTGCTGCGCGTGTAGCAGTGCGGTCAGCGCCTGTGCGCTTAGCTAGGTCGTCCTTGGCGTCAGCGATACGCTGTGCGGCTTTCGCTTCAGCTACATCTGCGTTTTTACCTTTGGCGAGGGCGATTTTACGGTCTTTTTCAATATCCGCCATGCGGCGTTCGTAGCGGCCTTGTGCGCCACCGGCTGAGAACTTTTTCATCTTGCGTGCCATAACTATACCTTTCTCATCTCATCGACCTTGGCCTCGAGACGTTCAAACGCCTTATCGAACCGGTCACCAAGCCTATCGACCATCACGTTAACTTCAGCGCGAGTGACATGTTCACGCGCTACTTCTTCGCGGGTCTTGTTGAGCAGGATACCCAGACGGTCCAACTCGTCAATCTTCCCCCTAAGGAAGAAGCCCATAACCGCCACCACGACGCTCAATGCGATGTTCCAGAGCATCATTTCCATATCAGCATTTCCAAGCCCTGAGGCTTTTGTTGATGCGGCTGTTAGGGTCATTCGCGGTCTTCTTGCTTGTGAGCTTCTTTTTCATGCCCGACATCCGGGCACAGAACGACTTCTTGCGTGGACCACCTTCAGGCTGCGGTGCCTTAAGACCGGGCTTACCCGGGTTAGCTTTATTATAAGACGCACGACCCTTGGCGTTCAGCCCGCCAGACTTCGCTTTGCCTTCTTTGCGTGTCCAAGCGGGCGTCTTGGCCATTACACGAACTTCCCGCGTGTTTTGCCTTGAGTAGCGCAGCCATCGCCGCGACGAGAGGCGGAGCCGCCCTTGGCCATCTTCTTGACCTTGCCGCCGCGCTTCATACCTTCACCGGCTTCCATAGCCATTACTGGTTCAGCGTCACCGGGTTTATCTGATGCGCCTTTTTTCTTCTTCTTGGCCAGTGCCAAGCCCGCAACGCCAAGCCCGCCCATACGAGCGATGTCACCGATACCTACTTTGCCAGCCTTCATGGCCGCGCCCGCAAGTCCGCCCATAGCGCCCGCTTTTAGAATATCTCCGAATTTACTCATTACGCTGCATCCTTCTGTGCGGGGACAACCATTGGGTAAAGAATATCATCGCCGTAATTGCCGATATATTCCTGTACGCCCATGTGGCCCAGTGTGATTGTGGGGTCTACCCACACTTCAAAACCAAGTTCCCGTGCACGGTCGCAGAAGAGGAAATCTTCTCCGATGTAACCTTCGTCGGTGACGAGGAAGTCGAACATGGCGTTTAGCATGCGGTCGGACCGCGTGTCGTAGTAGCTCCACTCTGGGTGGGCTTCTGACATCTGCTCGAATACTTCACGACGCACGAGCATAAAGGCTGTCGCTACGCGCTTTGCGCGAACTAGACCCATCTGGTTCATGGTAAGTTGATTGTTTTCGTCGTGGTCGAGAGTGGCAATGTATGTTTTGGTTTCGCTGCGCGTACGGGGCACCGCAGCTACAATACCCTTCTTGGGGTCTGTACCCCACGCCATGAGGCGGAATACGTCTTCTGGCTCGAAGTTAATGTCCGAGTCGATAAACATGAGGTAGTCGCACTTGGACTCAAGCAAGTCCTGCGCCAGCAGGTTGCGCGCACGGGAAACAACCGAACACCCGCATATGCTGCCGATGTGAAGTTCAACTCCGTGTGCCGCAGCCTGCTGGGCAAAGCGTGCGAGAGAAACAGCCAGCTTCAAGGATACCTTGAAGTCGTACGCTGGAAGAGCGATGAAGACGCTCTTACCAGCTAAGTCGTAGCTCTGTTCCTGCTGCATATATCACCCGTAGAAGAGAGTAATAGACGCGGTGTTAGCCACCGTACCATGCAAACCGTCTTGGGCGAGTATGCCTTGGTCCGGCATAATGATATACACAGTGCCCGCATCAGCTACAGTGGGGGTATTAACGGTGATTAATATTGGACCGCCAGCACCGTCACGTATAACTACTGAACCCGCTGCCGCGCCGCACGTAGCGTAAATTGCCTTGATACGTGCGCGAAAGCCGCAGTCTGCGTCTGTCTGAGTTTTAAATACACCCGTAGCAGTCAGCGGCTTAGTGGTTTTAATATCACTTTGCATTGCCATCAGTATTCTCCTTCTTAGAGGTTATTACCGATTAAGCTGCGGTTGTGAGCGCGGTCCAAGTCGTAGCGCCATCGGAGTTGATGTACGCACGAGTCGAAGTGGACGAACCGTCGCTACGCAGGTAGAGCGAACCCTTGGCAGCAGCGATAGTCGGAGCGCCTGAACCCATGTAGACGCCCATACCAGCAGCAGTGTTGGTGCCGATGAAAGCAGCAGCGCCGCCAGCTGTGAGAGCCGAACCGCTAAGAGCAGTGACCGTGCTGGTTGCAGTGATTGCTGCACCGATGGTACCGGTAACAGTTACCGCGCCAGTTGTGGCATTGATTGAAATTGTTTGGAAGCCGTTCTCAGAACGAACTGGACCGTTAAATGTGGTATTAGCCATGATTTATCTCCTGTGTAGTAGCACTCGTCCGTACCGTCTCTACTAAGTCCGCTGGGCCGGTCGGTACGAATAATGTTCCCTAGTAGCGTAGATATACCACAAACAAAAAAGAAGGGAAGAGATTTCTCTCCTCCCTTCCCCCCGTTCCCTTGAGCTACGCTCTCGGGGAAACTATTAGGCTGCGCCTTCGCTGCCGTACATACCCAGAGGGTCTGACCAGCCGAACGAATAACGCTCACGAGCCTTGTAACGTACGTTACCAGTATCGAAGTCACCGTCCATGCCCGTCGCCATTGGCGTACGAACAAAGTGCTTCAGACCGTTTGGCACGTCGGTGGTCAAGAACCACGCGTCAGTGTCGGTCAAGAAGTGGTTTACGGCGTAACCTTCTGGGATAGAGCCGTTCGACTTGATTGCGTTGATGTCGTTGTCTGCAGTCGAAACGCGGAGTTCGGTTTCGAGCAAGCGAGTAGCAACAAACATCAGGCTTGGCGGTACGATGAGCTTACGCGGTTTAGCCGCGATGAGCAGGCCACGTTCATCCGTCCACGCTGCAATCTGAATTACAGCCGCTTCAAGCGACGTTTCGTTCAAATCAGCAGGAGTGCTTGGGATGTTCGAGTTCGTGCCACCAGAAACCAATGGGTGCGAAGCCGAGAACAATGGTTG